AATTTTCTCATATTCGCTATCAACAACTTCTTTCTTATCAAATCCAAAACTCTTAATAGCCATCTCGCAAAGCTCTTTCTCTTCAACTCCGCAATCCTCCGCATCACGACGACCAAGTAAAGCATCACGATTACTCGGTACTAAAACTTGTGAAATTTCTAACAACTCTACATCTTTCCAAATTGTCCAAATACCGTTTTTCTGATATTCCTCATAGGTTTTAAAATCTGCGTCGTGTCCAATAAATCCAATAGAAAATGCAGCAATCCCCTTCTCAGCTAATTTAAACGCCCAATCAGCCTCGGGATTACCTTCGCCAACAAAATATTCAAACTTTGCAATCAATTCATTATCTTTTGACTTAATTGCTACGGCTTTACCGATTTGACTAAGTAAATTATTATAGCTATGACTAGACAATAATACAGGGTGAGCCTTATATACCTTTAACCTCTTACTAAAAGCTTCAGGTAAGATTATTTCTTTGTCTCTATCAATAGAGCCTGTAGAAACAACGACCTCAATTTGTTTTTTATCAACGTCAATGCTTTTGACGATTCCATTAAATGTTTTTTGATACTTAGTGCCTAGTTCTCTTTTATTAGTATCCATATGGTAATATCTCCTTAATTTTTATTGCTACTTCTGGAATATTTGTTACTTTATAAAATTTATTTTCTATTTGAATAGTGTCGCCCATTTCAAAATAAATAAGATTAGCATTAATAAATAAGGTATCGCATTCTACCTTACAACTATCTTTACTTAGCATCTGCATAGGAATTATTTTATTCATAATATTATCCTTATTCAATTACTGGCAACACCGTACATCTACAATTAACAACTTCTTCTGGCAATCCACCAGGGTCACCAGGATACAATAAACCGTTTGAAAATTTACTCCCTTGCGGTACTTTCTCGCCGTTAGCTGCCAAATGAGTTTCTCTAGCTTCACCGTCTGCGACTAACCATTGTGTTTTGGTTATGCCTGCCTCTTTATAATATTGACTGGCTGCACTATTCATAGCTCCTGTAGTCTCTGTTCTCGCTATTGTCAAGCTTCTACCTTGTGCTAAATTATAAACGCTTCTAAGGCGGTTTGAAGCTTCTACAATTGTCTCACCTTCCGCTAAAGATATTCTCAATTGTTCGTTTATCTGATTTTTAACCGTTTTATTAACTTCTGTAATCTTTTTTGATAATCTTGCCAGTGTTGATACTTTCATCGCCTCGGTAGTTCCTAAAGTTTCAACATAAATTCCAAAACTTTCGGCAAAATCAATTCCGCCTTCGATCCCCTTTAGTAAAAATGGCTTTGCTTTATCCTGTAAGATTTTATCCTCTGCAGCCCAATCAATTAAAATATTAGCCGCATCTTTTTGATTAAATGATTTTTCGTTAGCTTGAATTGCTCTTTTTCTTTGTTCATAAAAATAATTAGATAACATTCTAGAGAAGCTGTTTAAATCCTTTATCGTTCTTCCTGCAATCTTAGTATGAATTTTTTCGAACGACTGCCACATCTTAGACTCTATAGGGTCTCGTTGTACAGCTTGGTTTTCTATCTGCTTAATTTCAGGAGCTTGTATTTGCTTGCTATTATCGCTTGTAGCCGTATCAGTCGCAACCCCTAGCATTGATATTGGAACTAGATTAAAAGGGACTAGAGGCTCATTTCCCCAAGGAAAATCAGGGAATCCTAAACCTAGCCTTTTATTTGCTTCATTTAGTGGTACATTAATACTAATTAAATCTTTTGCTAACCTTGCTTTTTGTTCCCACGCATATTTAAAAGCTGGAATTTTGCTGACGTCAACATCGATATATATATTAGGATTATACGGTTTAACAACTGCATTCGTCAAAGCATCCATTAATTTCATCACCATAGGTAATAAAGTATCTTCCCAAAATATTAATTTCTGCTCACGATTATTATTATAAGTAGCTCCTTCAGTAATAGAAAACAAACTTTTCGGTACTTTGAATATTCCTAAAATTTCCTCTCGCATATACGACGCTTGCTCGATAAACTCCATTTCTTTATGACTATGTCCTATATAGTCCGCTTTTAATCCCCCCTCTAAAATTGCAAACTTATGAGCATTTTTAACACCTTGAAAGTTATCTTCCCAGTCTTGCCTCATTCTTGCGTACTGCGTGTCGCTTAAATTCTTGTCGGTACTTAATGCAAGTGACGGAGTTGCAGAATTGCCAAAGAAGTTTTTATTAAACTCCAAAGAGTTCCACGATATGCTAATCTCTTGAGCAATTACGGAAGTCGGAGAAACACCGTTTAAATTACTGTCAGGATTAAATCCCTTAATGTGGATAATATCTTTAAGCGAATATTTTTTGCCTGAAGGTATATACTGCCATCCGACAAGAGTTTTAAAACCTTTAACTGTCTCGAATACCGGTCGGAAATTACTTGGCTTTAAGGGATAAAGTGAAGCTGGCAATTTAATTGCTCCTGGTGCTTGAGATAACTCACCGTTTGAACGCTCAATTATAATAAAACAATCCTCAAACAAAGCATAAAATCCTATACAAGCTTGTAAAAAATCAGAATAAGTCATGTAAGGATTAGGCATTGCGAACAAAGCATCTAAGTTTTTATCTTCAACTTTTTCCTCGTTAGAAGATAATTTATAAACCATTTCTACTTGCTGCGCATTATCCGCCAACGCCCTAACTGCTTTATATACTGCTCCGATTTGACTGTAAGGATTGGTTACTCGATTACCTACGATAAAATCTCTGCCTGCACCGAAAACATCAGAATAACTAACTTGTTTAACTGCTGATCTAACTTGATTGGTTATATTGATTGCATACTTTGCTGCGCCTACAATTAATTTATCTAGCATTTTAAACCTTTCTGCACATATTGCGATAACGCTTCCAATTAGGCATTATCGCAATTTGCTCACTGCTTTCCATTAACTGACCATTTAAACACCTTTAAAAACTAACAACTCACCTGTTTTACAATTAATTTTATATGCATAAAGTCCTTTAGGCAATAACTTTGTTTTATAATGCGCTCCAAATAAAGGATAATTCTTGTATAGGCTATTACTCATTTAATCCCCTTAACTCCCATCATTTTATCAACTCTTTTAGCTGTCTTAATAACTTTATTATATTTTATCACAAACACCGCCTCAAATAAAAATTAATCTTTTTTAGCTCGATAATATTAACATCTTTATTGATATACAATATTCTAACTTTTTCTTTCGGGAATATCAACATATTTCAACTACCTCTTATTCTTGGCACACATCCGCCTAATATATCTGTTATTCCATATCTAGCCCCATCAATTAAGTGATTCCACGCATCTACAGGCACGTTTAAATACTTATCTGCAAACTTATCATACTTCCATTGATAGTTTCTTAACTCTTTAATTAGATTTAAACTATCTTTAGTAACCTTAATCTTATGTTGCTTAATAACATTAATACCATTAACAATACTGTCTTTACCTTTGACGCATGGTTCAATAAACCAACCGTCTCCTGATATTTCTTCTATACTTTTTGGCTCAGCGCAATCTGCTATAATATGGTCAATTCCTCTTTCCAATCCAACTTCATCAAATCTTTTGCAAATCGTTTCTTTTTCCTGATCAGCAGAAATATTTAATAATCCTGATTCATATATTAATTCATCGAAATAAACTGTTTCTCGAATCGGTGCAACCCTTAAAGCTCCTGTTGGATGATTACTATATCCGAAATCTAAACCTATTCTTTCAGCATCAATTAAATCAGAAGGATATTTGTCTATAATTTCAAACTTAGGAAAAATTAATCCGCTTAACTTTCCAATCTCCCCTAATCCGTAAACTTGCCATCCATTCGGGTCTGTATCTTTTAGTTTTTCAATATCCTTGATAATCGCTTCTTCTAACAAGTAATTATCTTTATACCAAGAACGAATAAAAGCAGAATCACCTTTAAAAGATAATCCCCTATTTTGCATCACATCGCCAAGATTTTCATGTATATAAAATTCAGCTACCGGATTAAAATCAACAAATATTTTCTCTCTAGTTCTTAAGCAAAGTTGTCTAAATATTTCTTTAGCTATATTATTTACTTCATTAACATATAATATGTCTCTTCTTGGGCCTCTTGCTTTTCCAGGGTCATCAACCGCAAAAAATTCTATTTCAGAATTTCCGACATAGAAAGAATTTTTTGTCTTATTATGCTTTGCAGGGTCATATTCATCACCAAGAACAATAACAATAAAATCACGAATAACTCCTTTTTCAAGGTGTGGAAAAGATTCACTAACTACAGATATTAATCTTCTCTTTTTTGACCGCTTCGCTATTTCATAGAGCAATTGTAATATGGCTATTGTCTTACCGCTGCTTGTTCCACCCTGGTCTATTATGTATCTTACTGCTTTATTCCTGTACGCTTCTAAATTCCACGAAAATACGTCTGTATAGTTTCTAACTATACTATTCATTATTTAAGGCATCTAAACCTATCTTAGTTTGCAGGTTAGTAACGTTAATAATTGGTACTGGCAATTGATTCCCTAAAGTAGTAACATCAACATGTTTTATTCGCTTCCAATCGTCAGGCTGTCTATTAGTTAACCAAATTTCACAAGCCTTAGTATCTGGAGGATAATAAACTTCTTCTTCATTTGTTCCTACTTCTATTCCAGCTAAATTCATTATCTTGGTTTTTTTAATTCTTACAAAACCAGTAGCTTTCATCCTAAGAGCGGTAACAACTTCTTGGTCAGATTCTTTCTTAATTTCTTTTATGGTTTCAAAGTATTGCTTATGTTGCGTTTTCCAGTTTGCAAAAGTAGTTGGCGTAACACCACATAATTCAGCTATTTGAGAATCTGTATTACCATGTGAAGTAGCTATTTTGATAATATTCTTAAATTGATTAAATTTAGAAGGCTGTCCGGCTTTAGATTTTTTCTTAGTAACTTCTTTTTTTGTAGTTTTTTTTACCATATTTTATTAAA